ACTAGTAGTAGCTACAGTTCTATAAGTACCATCTTGTAGTCTTATAGATGCATCTGAAGAAGAAATACCAGAAAGTTGCTTGATATTCTCATCTAATCTCTCAATATTCTTTAAAAGAGATCCCATAGAAGGTAATGACACTGTTTTAATAGTATCATTAGAGATATCTTCTATTTTAAGTTCTACAGTATCAGATTCACTATTAATTACATCAGATAATTTAGACAGAATTTCTGCGTTATTTCTTTGTAATTTAATTAAGTTATCAATGACGCTAGAGAGCGTATTAGTTGTTTCCATATTATTATATTTAATTTATGTAGTAATAAGCATTAAACTCTTTTCGAGTATCTCTTATTCTATTTCCTAAAGTTATTCTAGATATTTTTAAGTTATCTCTATCAGTAAATTCTACTATAAAATATTTAAAATTATCAATTCCGTACTTATTTACTGAGTTCTGTAAATGTGAATTAATATGAGAGTTACTAATCAATCGTTTTTTATGTGACATGAATCTAGTTCTAAGATTTACAGTTTCGCCATAATATATTTTATTATTAACTATATTAACTATTTTATATACTCCCGATGCTTTAGGTATATCAAAATGATTTATATTATCAATCGTAGAAGATAATGTATTTTTAACTTCCGCCATTTATTTAGATTTTTATTTTATCTTAGTATATCTATTTCAAATATATATTTAGTAGCATCTACACAAATAATTTCAAATATTGGTTTATTACTTAGTAAATCATTTTTAGTAAATTTACCTACTAACCAGTTCCATGCACCTTGTTTAAAAACGTTACTTCCATCAGTATAAAAGATAATTTCAGAGAAAGTATCAATATTTATCTCATTTTCGAAGACGATTTTATAACTTTTACCAGTTTTCCACTTAAATGTTCTATCATCTAAATTTATTCTAACATCATTTGTTACAGTTTCGTCTGGAGTCTTATTTTTAAAATAGTTTCCAAATCTTCCTATGTTTATGATGTTATTTCTAGTAGCATAATTAATATTAGTCTCATCTGTTATCCCATTACCATTTACATAGCTGAAATATCCAGTGTCATTATAACAAATTCCAATCGTGTTGTACTTCTGTACAGTATTTTCAAAGATTAATTTATTTGGTACAGATTTATCTATCTTAATACCAGCACCTTGAGAAAAAGTATTCACATTATATGTAAGATCTTCTGTTAATTCTCCGGCAGCTAATGAATTAATTCTTTTTGTGTTATTATTAATAAGTTCTATAAGAGTACTTGGACTCTCAAGAGCAATTTGTGCATTATTTACTACTTCTTCAAGATCTTTTACTGATTTCTGTAATTCATCAATAGTAGCTTGATTAAAGTAAAAACTTTCTAAATTCTTTACTTCTTCTGTAAGCGTAGATAATTTAATGCTTTGGCTTTGGAACATTTCTAATGAATTCTGTAAGCTTATCATCGCATCAGAATATAAATCCATCGAGAATGTGTTATACTCATTTATGATTTTTTCTACTCCTACATTATCAGCACTAGTATCAAATTTTACATTAAGCTTTAATCCATAAGAGTTACCATTTAATTTAGTAACAGGATTTGGCTTAAATTTGCTGAATTTTTTAATAGTTGCTCCATCAGCAATAGTTTCTTGGAAATCATCAATGAATAAAACTCCATATAAGTTTCTAGAAGTTTCTGATGGATTAGAAACATTGTATATGTCATAATAAACAAGAACTACATTAAAGTTAAAATCTTCAGATAATGCAGTTGCGTTAAATTCGCTTAATAACTGAATAGTACTGTCATCGTTAATTTTCTTATAATCAGAAGTATTCCAGTCAATAACAGCTCCATCCATATTAGAGATGTTAATGTCATATACGTTACTTCCTGCTATATCAGTTGCTGCTTCTATAATTTTATTAGAAGCATCTCCGAATACATTTCCTGTGCTATATGTGTTAGTAGAATTATCATCAAAATAAGCAGTAATGCTCATAGATGGATTAACATGAGAAGTTCTTCCTTCAATGTCATCTCCATTTGTACCAGTCCATGATAATGTAGGAGAATAATTAGAATCATTAACTACATTGAATAGTACATCTGGTGTACTACCATGACTTGTTGGAATATGTAAATATACTTCAGTATAAGCTTGTCCGCCTTGTTTAATATTATTTACTATATCGATGTCTCCTAAGTATTTTACAACTCTTCCATAAACATCAGTAGCAGTATTATCTAAATTTTCTGTTTCTTCTTCATATAAATTATTAGAAGAAGTAACAGTAGATCTAGCATCTTGAAATCTTAATGCACCCATATTAGTCATCCATTTCCAAAATATTCTTTCAGAAACAGTAGTTTGAATAGAGTCATTATAATCATTACCATCTGAGTTAGTCTCGTTAAGAACGAGAGTTTCCCAGTTAAGTACATAATTTTCGAAGTTATTTGCTAAATATACATTATTTTGCTGAACTCCGTTAATCATATCAGTAATTACAGTAGGATCCCATGAAGTACCAGTTGCTCCAGTATTTCCGTCATTACCTATTGCTTGAAATGATGGAGAGTTATCACCATCTTGAGGTTGTCTAAATGTAGGTACATCTAAACAAGCAAACTTAGAGAATACAAATCTAAAGTTGTCATCACTAAATGTTCTTGAAATATCTAACGCAGCAGAAGGTAGAACATAGAACGTACCTCCTTGAACATTAAGCGGCTTGATTAGTGGTGTTGCCATAGTTTAAATTAGTTTCTTTTTATATTTAATTAGAGATAAAACTTAAAAAAGCCGAGGTTAACTCCTCGGCTTTTTAAAAAGTAATTATTTAAGCTTTTTTATAATATTTTAAAAGTTTGTATAAATTCATTAGTTAAAATATCTTTATTATTTATAATATTTACTAATTTATCTTTTATAGTGTTTTGTAATTCAGTATGTAAATAAACTGGACCAGTCCATTGAAAATCTTTTTGTTTAGGATTGTTGATTAATTCATCTACTCTAATTCTAAATAAATATGTTTTATTATTAGACGTATTACAAATTTCTATATGTTTATTATTTACTATCATTTCATCAGTATCTAAACCCATATCAGAAATAGTGCCATATACAGGAGTAAGATAAACTTTTACAGATACGCCATTAATATCAACAGAGCATTCTATGCCAGCTTTAGAAGTTGCATATAAATTAGCTTTATTTACTTTAATTTTAGAAATTTTATTTCATTTTGCTTCATATATCATGAATTCATTTAAATCTTTCATTTATTTTATTTTTTTATATTGCTACCCAAGCTACTGTATTAAAGTATTTAGGTGTATTTGTAGTACTATCGTAAACTAATTCACCTCCTTCTAGATTAGCTGTATCAATATCAGCAATTTCAGCAGTAGTCTTTTTAGGTAGTTTAACTAAATCGAATGAAGATACATCTAATCCACTAAAATTCCCAGAAGAAACTTTAGGAAATAACTTTTCTGCTATTTGACTTCCAGCAGATCCAATTTGGACATATGATTCATCAGCATTAAGAATTATGTTACCAGCGTCTAGTCCTAGATCACCTACAACTATATCAATACCATCTAGTGTAACTGTTAGACCTTCAGTCACTATTACACTATTAGCACCAACGCCAGTATTATCAAATTTACCAGTAGTAGTATCTAAGATACCTAGTAAACTATTAACTCCGTCTACTACAGTAGCAAAGTTATCATTTATTGTTATTCTATCCGCTGAGATAGAACTTGTGCCTTGAAGCACAGTTACAGATATTGCCATTTTTAAATAATTTATTTTATATTGTATTTATTAAGAATATGTTATACCTCTTAAATTTGCTATTAGTTGAGCATGTAAATCATAATGTGAACTTCCATCTTGTCCAAATAAATCAATATAAAAATCAAATTCAGTACAATATTGTTCATTAAGAGTTGAAATTGGTTTAGCAGTAGTGTCATCTATTGTTATAGTAAGAGCGTCTGTTCTATTAGCAATTGCTCCAGTTTCTTTATTAACATATATTTTATCATTTGCTATTTTAGTAATTGGTTTATCAATATTATGCCAAGTGTTATTTAATTTAACTTGTTGCTGTATTGATATGATTAATGTTCTATGTAATAGATCATGAGTTTCTTTAATTACTATATCTCTTTGTATTGTATCATTAGAATCATAATATTCTACTGCAAGCATAGATAAAGTTATAGAATTATTCGATAATACTTCTAAAAACTCGTTATCTATATAGTTTACTTTATAATGTTGTAAATAGGTATTCATTAGTATTTGTTTGTTTTATATATTTATTAATATTTTCCTATGATGTAGTAAGTTCCACCAGAATATTGCACAGTATATGAATCTCTATCGTTATTTATTACTAGAGTTAATTGTCCATCAATAGTACCACCTCCACTAACATCTACTGTTATTGGTGTAGCAGTTGATAAACCATTAGCATCTTTAATAGTAAATTTCGTAAGATCAGTTGGTGCTGCTGGTAAAGTTAATGTAATACCACCAACTGTAGCAAGAACTAAATTATCAGTTCTAGTTGCTAATATTACAGAACTTATAGCAAAAGTTTGACTACTTCCTGATGTATTAGTTTTAATCATTCCTATAGAAGGGATGTGATTATCATCAGTAGCCCAAGTTATATTAAATTCATCTACTATTCTATTATCATAATTAAGTCCTAGACCAGCATAGTCAGATAAAATAAAACCGGTTCCTAATGAAGCATCTGCTCTTAATTCTGTTTTGTTACCTCCTAATGACGGTGCTGAGAATGATCTGAATAGTATATTTGCTCCTAATAAAGAAACTTCAGAAGAACTGCCAACAAATGTACCTACAGACCTAAAGACTGTACCAGATTCACTAGATGCTAGAAACTCACTCAATCCTTGGAATGTTATACTATTAAATCCTCCTTCAACAATTCTGTTACCTCCTAATGTTCCATCAGTTCCATAAAACCCTTCACTATCTATTAAAGATTTAACGCCTCCTACTGAAGGTATAGATAGATCATTTAATAAACCTAAAGTAGAATAATCAACATCATATACTGCCCATGTATTATTTACACTATCTTTAAGAGAGATACCTCCCATACCTGTTATAATATTAACTGTGTTACCTGAACTTAAAAAATTAAAGGCTTCCATTTTATTACCTCTGTTTACATCAGAGGTTCCGTACACATAAAAATCACCGAAGTTGGGGTTTCCAAAGTCAGTGACTGCCTGTTGTATTTCAACAACCTTGGCCCCTATTCTCATTGTAGAAACATTGCCTTGCTGGTTGTTCGCTTGAAATCTCCACCCTCCATTTACCCCTGAGGTGGTGGATGCTCTGATTATAGTATCACCGGGTGGTGAAACATGATTTCTTATAATTTCAATTCCAAAATCTGATAATGGTGATATATCAGTTCCTAAAAACAAATCATTTGTTGCACCTAAGATAGTGCTAGATTGGTCCATAGTACCACCAGTGAAGATAGTATCTCCACCACCTGCTCCGACTGCTTCCCATACATTACCAGTTTTTAGTATGTATAAAGTTTCATCAGACTCAACGAATACTTGTAATCCTATAAATTCTCTCCCAGAACTTACTAGCGAGTCTCTTGCTGCTATATCTACTGCTAAGTATCTGTCTGCATCGACTGGTACTCCATCTGCAACCCTTACTCCGAAAGGTAAATTAAAATCTGCCATTTAGTTTAATTTTTTTTAGCTTATTGTTACTGTATAAGTAGCAATTGCTGGATATCCTCCACCACCTATAGTAGATGATAAAGTATCATATGCTACTGGTGTTCCACCAGCATCATTTACATCAAATGAATTACTACTAAAGGACCCAGTTACATCAGCGTTTGAGCTTTCAACATATAGTACTTGTACAGTTTTTCCAGTAGGTACCGAAAAGAATACTTCAGGTGTACTAGCTGGTATTGTTATATTAAATGAACCATTATTAGATCCATCTAAAAATATTGTATTTGCTGCAGATCTAACTTCAGCAGAATTTATTGGAATTATTCCAACATCATAAAATGCATTATATCTACCTGTAGTAGTTGGACTAATATCTGATGATGTTCCTGCTACTCTATCTGTATCTAGATTACTAGAAAGATTTCCTTTAGAATCATAGTAATTACCTGATCCTATATCATAGTCTATATCAACATTCCATCTTTGAGAACCAAATACTGCTGCAAATATTGAAAATCCAATATTCGTAGTATCAATTATCTCAGTTAAATTAGAAGATGTTATAACAACAGATGTTGCTATACCTGGTCCAGTAAATTCATATTGGTTAGGTGTTCCTACTAAATCAGGCCCAGCACTATTATCACCATTTTCTATAGATCCTCTATTGAATGTTCCAGTTAATGTTACATCAATAGAAGTTCCTACTTCAACAATTGAGCTTGCTCCAGCAAATGTTAATAGAGTTGATTCATTTTGTGAAATGTACGCAAGTACAGTAGTAAAAATGTAATCATCTATGAATTTTGAAAAAGTTATTCCCTTTAAATCTAGAACAGTTGTTCCTGCTGGAATATCTATACCAGGAGATTCTACAATATCATTTAAGTCTGTTACGTATGTATTAGCATCAGATCTTGATAATATTACCCAATCAGTATCATAGACATATAGTGCTGATACTGCAGTACTTTTAATTTGTAAGTCTCTGACAAATGCCATATCACCAGATGTTGGTGAGGTAGGTAAATCTCCATATGTATTAACTATTAGTAATTCATTACCAGTAGGTATTAATGTTAGTATATTATTTAGAGCAGCAGTAACTGACCCACCTGGAATAGTTGATAAATTCTCAACAAAATCTGAGTTAGTCTGTACGTCTCCGCCATTTAAACTAGAATCTAGTTCAGTAATGGCAATGTTTAATGATTGGTAATTAGCATTTAGTATTTCTCTATCTGCTGAAATTGATCCAGTACCTTTAAGTTTTATTATGTTGGCCATACTCTAATAAGTCCATTTTTTTGAATGACCTTAGTGTTTCCATTAGTATCGTCGAGCGAAAGAGTAACAGTGTATTCACCAGGTTCATTAAACAAATAAGACATGTATTTGTTTAGATATTTAATAGCAGTTTCCCCAGTATTTTCATTTACTATCTCCCATTCAGGATTAGTAAACCCGGGCATTTTACTTATATCGTAAGAAAAGAATACTTGAGTTGCTTTTTTAACATCTCGTTGATAATAAAGTACATCTAATGTGCTCCAAGTTGCGTTAGTAGTTATACTTCTTCCATATCTTGTTCCAAGTACACCTTTATAAAGCACATTACAAGTATCATTTGCTTCATAATATTTTTTATAAGCTATGATTTTCATATCATAAGTAGTTGCTCCTGTTGCTCCTAATGCTACTGTTACTAAGTTAAATTCCCAATCATCTGTGAAAGGTGAATTATCATTTAAATCATCAACTAATGATGATAGATCATTAACTCCAACAGATATATCGTAAATTACTTCATCTATACTAATTTTAGCATCTCCTGTAGCTCCAACTGCTAAAACTTCGTATATGCTAAACCCGCATGGTGCATCACCTAATGCTCCATAACCTTGAAGTGGAGTATTGTATGTACTTATAGTCATATCAGTACTCGTATCAAAGAAGAATCTTTTAGGTTTTTCAAATTCTTTAGATATTGCTATAATAGTGTCAATTTCATTTACTTGTGGATTTCTTATCTTAGTATAATCCCATATCATGCTTGTAAGAATTGGATAAGTATCTGAATCTAGCTTAGTAATTTCATTAACGAAGTCTATGTATAAGTTAGCAGATGCACCAGTAGGTGTATAAGTCCAACTTTCTGTTCTTGTCCCATTTTCTTCTACTACAGTAATTGTAGCAGCTCCTACTATATCTTTAATATAAATTTTAGTAAAAGTAGGATTTAATTCATCCCAGAATAAGTGATCTACTTCATTCCATGTTATATCATCTGGTAAGTTATTCCAAATGTATGGGTTTCTATCTTCAAGAGAATTCTGTTCAACATCTTGTTTAGCAAGATTCTGATAAAATTCTACATTATCTATACTATACCAAGGAATTTTAGCACTATCCCAAATAGTAGGGTTTTTTACTGGTAAATCCCAAGTAAAGCCAGTCTGATCCCATGATTTATCTAAATCATCCCAAGTTGCATCGAATCTATCTGCTATTTTCCAAGCAGTAAAATCTGGCATCTTTTGTGCTACTTCAATAGCATCTTTCTTTATTCTTTCGCTGAATGATCCATAAAGATCATAAAGTCTTAATTCTATAGTATATTTTCCTGGGTAAGGTAAAATAGTAAACCATTCATTATATTCTTTTAATGTACCTCTTACAGTTTCATCGAATGCAGGTGAATCATCAAGAGGTTTATAAACTCTCCATTCAATTTCATAGAAATTAGCTTGCCCTGCAGCATCCCAAGAAACTCCAGAAGTTTGATCTAATCCAGAATTATATTGAGCAGTAGGGAATCCAGCATCAGTACTAAAATTAAAATCTTTATAGTACTTATAGTCATCTAATGAATTCCATGTTACTTGCATTTCATTCCATGTAATATCAAATGAAGTATTTCTTAAATTTATAGGGTAACCTACTGGTATACCTTCATTATTAGCTAAATCAAATATAGACCAATCTGGGTCGAAGAAATATCCTAAATATGCTTCTCCAAAGTTACTAACTGCGTTAGAACCATTAAAGAAATCTACATAATTTAATGTAGGTGGTGTACTTGCGTATCTCCCTTGTTGTACTTCTGATATTATGTTACTATTTGTTTCTTCTTTCTCAACAAATAGTATTTTATTATTATTTAGAGTAATATGATACTTGTTAAATGGTGCTTGATTAATTTGTAAAAGTTCACCATATAATCTAGACATATTTTCAGTATTATCTGATTGATAGTTTGCTACTATTTCAGCACCTATTCCTGTTACTGCATCATATATTTTAAGAGTATTATCATAAAATGAGTTAAGAAGAGTAAACTCTCTTACTTTAAGGGTAGTACTTCCGTCTAGTTTTAAATCATTTCCTATTCTAGTACCAATCCAGTAAAGAGGTCTTAAATCTTGAATAAATCCATAGCTACCTGGAGTTAAAGCACATGTTACATCAGTATTTACTTGAATAGCATCTATTCTTGTTATGTCTCTCCAGTAATTAAGTTCAATCTTAGAATAATATAATGCTTCACCTACTATATCTATGATTCTAGCATTAAATGGTAAGAAATATTTCTTAAGTTTCTCTTTAAGAGCAAATAATTTAATAAGAACTTCTTGAAGAGTAAATTCGCTAGTTTCTTCAATTATTGGAATACCATCTTCATCAAATTCTCCAGTTTCTTGTGTAATTTGGTAATAAAGACCAAATTTATTAGTTTTTCTATATACTTTAGAAGGAAATAATTCTTCACCAGTATTAGTTTCACCAGTATCAAATATTTCTTCTATGTTTATTCCTTTATAGTAGCCATATTTTTCATTATTTATGTCTACATTTTTCCAATATTCTTTAATCGTTAAACTTTCATATCCAAAGAACTTAACTATATTAATTAATGCTTTATATCCTCCAAGATATGGGAATATATTATGAAATTCTAGTAACAATTCTTTTCTCTTTTTGTTAATTATGTTAAAATCTATTTCAGATTCTTTAACATCAGTCTCATCGAAAATTAAAAAGTCTTTGTTATTTAAGTTATGGCCTAAAGTATTAAGTAAAAGCGGTAATCTTGGGTCTTCAGCAACTACATCAGCAAAGAAAAATACTTCTGCTAGTGGAGTAATTGTACCTGCTTCATTTATGTTAATGATTACTTTTCCAATATAAGAAGCAGCAACACTTGCAGAAAAACCAATATTTACAGTAACAAAATTCTTCTTAATAGAGTTTATGTCATATGCTGATGGTACTTCTGTGTAGACTTTACTACCTACTGTTACATCTGTAAATCCTGCATCATAAGTTAATGGTACTTCTGTACTATCTACTTTATTAATATAATAATTCTTATCATCTCCTTGAGCGATATCATAGAAAAAGAACTCTTCAGAATCTTCTGATAGCTCGAATTCTATTGAAGAATCATCTACTTGAGTAAGAGGTTTTACGTAGTTAACACTTCCATCTTGCTCATCTATTACTTTCTCTAGAACAATAAGTTGTTCACTTTCAATAAGTTCAACTGATACAGAAGTTTTTTCAGTAATTACATAATTACCTTTATAAATCTCTTCTACTGGATCCCAGTAAAAGTTCATATTATCTCCTTTTTTATTGAAAAATAAGAAATTTTGCTTATTAATACTAGCCATTTACTTATTCGTTTTCTTTTGTGTAGTTATAAACATTTTCTATTGTTTTAACTGAATTGTAGCAATTCATATAGTATCTCTCAAGTCTATCTAAGAAACCTGTCATCATTTCATTACCATATCTAACATACGGAGACATAGTCTTTTCAAAGACGTCTAAGTCCTCTTGAGGAACTCCATTAATTGCTTGTCTTATTTGAGATTTTCTATTAATTGCCATTATGCTTTATATTTTGTAAATCTTGGTATAGATTCTTTAAATATCACATTTACTGCTGATAAATTAAGTGGATCTATTCCATCTTTGTATTCTACTCCTCTTCTATCAAAGAATCCACCTCTCATTATTGGTAATTCTTTATTTCCTATAATAATGTCACCAAATTCATCAAGTCCTAATCTTGGATCTTGTCCAGGATTTACAATTATTTTCTGAGTTTGTGTAACATCAGTAGAAGTATTTATATCTAATGTATTTTGGCTATTATTTCTTAGTTGAGCTAATAAAATATCAGAAGTTTGCTTATTGTTATAAGAGATTTCTTTATAGTAAAATCCATTTCTTATAGCATTTTCATTTTCTTCTGAAATAAATGATAAACTTACACTATCAACTCCATCAATTTCTTCAATAACTTTAATTAAATCAGAACGAGGTATTTTATCTCTTCTTTCTAAGTTTAAGAAATATTCACCTACTTTATTAACGATTTCTGCTTCTATAGTTTCTTCAGATATGATATCATCGAATACTCTTAAGTATATGTTCATAGCAAATCTTTTTACTACTGGATCTATTATTTTCATTTCTGCTGAAATGAATTGAGAACCGCTAGTATTAATAGCTTTATATACTGCGTCTTTAGTCTGTGTATCTATATAAAAATTATCGATATTAGTGCTAAAATAATCAGAGTTAGATGATACCTTTTTAGTAATATCTGGCATTAAGAAGACATATACTACGTTATCATCATCTAAATATTCATCACCAAAAGTATTGAATGCATAAATGAAACTAAATTGACTGTATCTTCTTAAGAAGTGTACATAATTATCTGGGTTAGCAAGAACTAATGCTCTACTATTCTTATTAAGTAAATGTTTAGTAAGATCAGTATTTTCACCATCAGAACCTAAAGTAATCTTTTTAGTAATTCTAATATCGAATATTTCATTAAGATCTACTACTTGTCCATCACCTAATGTAGCTTCTCCATCAAATTCAAAAATGATCTGATTTTCGCTTATACCTAAGTTACCACCTTGACCAGCAGTCTTTAAGAACTTTACTGTAATTACTTGACCTAGTGCTGGAATAGTACCATAATCTTGATTACCAAAATATACATCTACTTGACCATTTATACCAGTTTTTACTATTACTCCTAAATCACCTTTATTCATGTCATAAAGAGACTCGAAGTTTTTATATTCTTGTCCATTTACGAATACTTTAACATTATCATTTTCTAGAACTTGAGTTCTATTATCTAAAGTAAAAGATTGAAGAGGTGTACCATCTGATTGGAATGTTTCTTCACTAGTTTCACCTTGAATTATATTAAAGTATATGAATTCTTGACTATTTTTGGGTATAAGAACAGAATCAGAATTTAACTTAATCAAATAAGTTAAAGAATTATTCTGGCATATTAATTTAGTAAAATTGTTTATCTCTATATTACTACTTGAGATGTCATTAGCTGCACCTGGCTTGATCTTTAAGCTGATTTCACCTTTAGCACTGATTGATCTATACGGATTATGACCAGTAAGCCTAGCAAGCCCTCTAATACTTTTTTGTTTAAAAGCAGTTTCTGTGCTTCTTTCGTTTAATGCATCTTCTAAATAGAAATATTGTAGCTTATTAAGTTCTTCAATAACTTTTAAAATCTGTCCGTATGGGCTAGTTTCTGTAAAGTTCTGATCTCTTTTCGCATATTCTTTAATCAAGTAATTTTCTACTTGAGTTTTAAGAGCTTGGTCTTGAATCAATAATTTATCTAGTACAAGCTTTATTTTATTCTTATCAGACATTTATTAAATCTTTTTTTAATTAAGAATTATTCTTACTAAGTTATCATCTTCTACGATAATGTCAACAACACCAGTTTCAGATTCACCTATTTTATAGAATGTTACTTCTACTTTCCAGCTATATTCACCAGAATATGCTGAATATCTTCGAATTTGTTCGTTAATTCTTGACTTCATATCGTCTTGATTTGTACCAAGAGTATGAAGATATAAATCTAAAGATGCTCCAAACTTTACGCTACCTAACACAGAAGTCATTGGAGTAGTTAATATCATCTCAATTTCTTGAAGAAATATTTCTAAACTGTCATTAACTTCAATCGTATTTGGACTATAAGTTTTAGTATAAGCCTTTCTTAGATAAATATCAGTAGCACCCATTTAATAGATTTGTTTTTATATTTAATTTGAGTAGCACTAGACTTTTTTGGTTCTCTAATAAATAGTATAAAGGAACTATACAAACGATGCTTCAACATCTCTAGTTCCTTTAAAACTAAGTTAATATAATGTATTTAATACCAATCAAGACTAATGGCTTTAATGTCATAAAGGAATTATCTTCTCAAGCTAAACAATTTTTAGGTGAACATAAGAAGTACCATTATTGTTATGAAGTCTATGTACCCAGTACTAAATGGCTCAACCCACTATTGTAAAATATGGGCTGAGCATTATAAAGTTAGATTAAAGGATCTTAAATTACATTTAGAAACTAATTCAATAGAATATGAAGAAATATTTGGAAAATATTCTAAATATGCTAAATAGTGCTAACTTCCATTAGTAGTAAAAAAGAAACTGTTAGAGCTTAACCCTTTTATTTCTTCTTTTACTTCATCTACCATTTCTTTTCCGTTATCGTACCACTTAGAATAGTCAATAGTCACATTACCTGGAAGCTCCATTTGGAATGCACCTAATATATTTCCTAGTTGTTTATATGATTCACCAAGAACGTAGTTATAAAAAAGATCTAAACCATAAAGTGCTTCGTATGGAATTTTAATCATTGCATCTAAAATAAGATCTGGACAATCTTTAACATCTCCTTTAATAAACATTCTGTTGTTAAGTCTATTATAGTCATATGTAAGAGGATGCTTAGTAATATGATACATTAAATCATCCCATGATGCGTATACTACATATGCAAGAACTGAATCAGAGTACATTGAGTCTTCTACAGATCCTCCTACTCCACCTAATCCATAATTTCCATAGACATATTTTTCTAAAGTAAAATCATTAGTTAAAGCAGATGTACCACCGAATTGATTATTTTTTGTAACTCCATTTACTGCATATACACATGAAGGTAAAGTTATACCTCTATTCATTTTAAATAATGCATCTTTAGAATATTGCTCAAATGGTATAAGAATGTAAACATTATCTACAGCGTCCTCATAATTTCTATAAAACCACTCAGCTGCATATTTAGAAATTCTTTCAATTTCTGCTACTGGTATTTTAAATGGTATATTACAAGATGCTGTTAAAGCATTTATTACATCTTGATTGAATTCGTCTTTACTTCTCATTAATCTTCGTTATTTTTTATCTCTTCTGCATCTATTATCTCAACAGAATCAGATATTTTAGTATCTCTATATTTACCTTCTCTGAAAATAGTATCTCCATTAATTACACATCTGTCAATTATTATGAATTTTCCATTTATGTAACCTCCAGTAATTTCGTTATCTTGGTGATAACCATTTTTTATTCTAGTTTTAGTTAAATGACATTCATCAGTATCAGTATTAGTAAGATCACATGTATTAGTTTTACAGTCTTTTAAATTTACATTATCTACTACACATTCAATTAGTTCACTATTAATTATTATAACTCTTAAGCTATCAATAACTGTGTCTTTTAGTTTAACTCCTGCTATTTCAACATATGACTCATCAGAATCATAATTTACTACACCTTTTAAGTTATAATTAATTACTTCCATTTTTTGGAAAAGCGGAAATAGTACTTGCATTATTTTATGAAACTGAGACTTAATAGATTCTGGATTATCATCACCATCTACCATTAATTTAAGATTCTTAAAAATGTGCTTAAAGTTAAAATAGCTTTGATTAGCCATGAAAAGAGAATTCTTTTTAGCTACTATTTCTTTTAGATGTACTATATCATTTTTAGTGTAAGGATTTTTATAACAGTCTATTAAAGAATCTATGAAATAGTTCATAAGTTCTAAACATTCATTAGATCTTTTAGCATAACTAGCACCTCCTAAGTATCTAAATTCTAAATATCCTTTTGCTAATTTAGTAAAGTTTATTCCATAGTACTTATTACTTGGATAAACATAATTAGTTTTACTTAAAATTAAATCATCTAACTTAAATGTACTATGTCTTGGATATACTGCTTTAATAGTTTTAGCATATATATTTCTTTCTCTATCAGGAAAATATTTATAAACTAATGCTTCATCGAAATGTAAGATATATTTTAAAATAT